TCATAACTGAATTAAATTCAGATTGATTTCTTGGTGCAAATTTATATTGAAACGCAAAGTTTCTGAAGTTCATTGATTTGAAAATTTGCTCTTGATATGGGTTTCGAACTTTTTTACTTGTCGCTCTAGCCAATGTTCCAAAATCATTAGATCCCAATCCGAACTCTTTAGGAATACTTGCAAGTTCTGCTAATCCTCTTGATAGCAAATCAGACCCTGTTCCGTCTGTAAGTTTTTCTAGTGCTGATTTGAAATCGCCGCCCTGACCTAAAGTTCCAAGCAAAGTTCCAACAGCTTCATTTTCGAAATTCGCGCCATATTTGGCTTGTGGAGATTGAGAAATATGTAATTGAATCACATCCCTAATCCTCAGTGCTGGTGGCGGATTAACTGCTGTAGAATTCTGAGCAATCTTATTTACAGTTGCTCCTGCTGCTATTCCCGTGACAAATGAGGTGAGTGTTTTAAAACCTGGAGGAACTTTACTTGCAGCGAATGCTCCTGCCGTAACGCCACCACCAATGACTACACCAGCTCGAACAGCATTACCATAATTTTGCGCATTTTCACTTGTAACCTCGTTACCTGTCCTTGGACCAGCAATTCCAAGTTCTCTTGCGGCAGATGCATTTCTTTCTGCTATTACTTCTTTCGCGCCACCTGGAACATATTGACTGATGAAAATATTTAAAGAGTGCGGTTGTTCATCTTGACCGAGATTATTTGGATATCGATGTATCGTGGCTTCAAACTTTTTTGAAGAATTGAAATTATTATCAATACCATTTTCGTTTTGAACAGTTCTTGCGCGTTCTGCTGTGATACCTGTATTCGTAGTAGCAGCAGTTTTCGAATTTTCGTTTTTGACATTAGTGCTCATGCGAGAATCTCTATAAATAGTTTTTATTATTTAATCTTATTTATAATGCCATATTCAAAGAAATTACACCAAGGTCGATTTAAACCTAGAAATCCGAAAAAATATCGCGGAGATAGGACTAACATCATTTATCGCTCATCATATGAGTTAAAGTTTATGAATTGGTGTGATTTGAACGATAATATTATTGAATGGGGTTCTGAAGAAATAGCTATTCCATATCGATCCCCTGTCGACGGAAGAATGCATAGATACTTCCCCGACTTTTATATGAAGCTAAACAATAAGAAGTATCTTATCGAAATAAAGCCAGAGCGTTTCACCAAAGAGCCGAACATACCCAAACGAAAAACCAAACGCTTTATTGAAGAAGTCAAACAATATGGCACTAATATCGCAAAATGGGAAAGTGCCACAGAGTTTTGTCTTGATCAGGGTTGGGAATTTAAGATATTAACCGAGAAAGAATTAGGCATTTCGTATAAATAGGGTTATGGCTAATCCTTTTGAACAAATACGAGCAAACTCGGACAATCAACGAAAAAGTTTTCAGTGGTATCAGAGGCAAGTTCGGCAACTAGCGAGTAACATCAACTCGCCTGCTGATGCTATGCGAAATGATGTTTTTGAGACAGTTGGTAATATTGAAGTCGGTAGTATGTATCTTTACAGATATGACCCAAAAACAAAAGACAAACTTCCATATTACGACACATTTCCTCTTGTTCTTCCATATGAACCAGCGGCTGGTGGATTCTATGGATTGAATCTCCATTATCTTCCTTATATGCTTCGCGCTAAAGTTTTAGGAGAACTAATGGAAACAGCCAACAGCAAAACGATTAGCGCAGATACAAAAATGAGATATAACTGGTCATTGTTAAAGGGTGTCGGTAACGAAATCCGCCCTTGTGTTAAAAGATATCTCTTGAGTAATGTAGTAACAAGATTCTATAAAGTAAATCCAGAAGACTGGAAGGCGGCGATTTTCTTACCTATTGAGAACTTCCAAGGCGCAACGAAAGATAAAGTCTTCAGAGATTCAAGGGCAATGATTTAATGGCTAAACTAGGCGACCCAACAGATTTTTCATATCGTGTTTCACAAGTAACTAAAATTATTGATGGTGATACCTGTGATGTTATTATCGATTTAGGTTTTGACATCTTACATAAATGCCGTGTTCGTTTATTCGGTATTGATACACCAGAATCAAGGACAAGAAACCTCGACGAAAAGAAACGAGGACTTCTGTCAAAAGAATACTTAAAACAAAAATTAAAAACAGCAAAAAAAATTACAGTAAGAACCTATAAAGGCGAAGAAACTGGAAAGTTTGGTCGTGTGCTTGGTGACATTTATGCTGACGGAATTTCTATCAATCAGGCTATGGTTGATGAGGGATATGCTGTCGCGTATTATGGTCAGAACAAAGATGATGTAGAAGCAGCCCATGAAGCTAACAAACAACTACTAATCGAAAAAGGCATTCTCGATGGCTAATTCAACATTTCAATTAAATGATTTTCTCTCTAATGTGAGAAGCAAAGACCTTGCGAGAGCTAGTAGGTTTGAGGTTGTGATGACCAGTTCTTCTAATAGAGGAAGCAATAGAGAAATCTCATTGCTTTGTGAAGAAGCGGCGATTCCTGGACTTATTTCTACCTTCGCGGCAACTAAGATTGGCAACTGGACTGAATACCGTGCACACGGCGTTGAGTTTTTTGGTGATACCTTCGCGTTGACGTTCTATTGTAACACAGACTGGAATGTGAGAGAATACTTTGAATCTTGGATGGGAACGACAGCCAATATGGAATCAAAAGAAGTTGGTTTCTATGATGATTACGTTGGCGACATTGACATCTATACGTTAGATAGAAATGACAACCGAACTGGTAAGTGGCAGATCAAAGAATGTTGGCCACGAATTATTAACTTAACACCAGTCAGCCAAGCATCAGACGCCCCAGTTCGCATTACAATTACATTCACCTACCGATATTGGACTTCTGATACGCTCGATAATAGTCCGATCGGCAACATTAAAAGATTTGTAAACATCCTAAAAGATGGTGATTTCAAAGAGATCGCTGATGATATTTTAGGATTCGATATTTAAAGTGAGATAAATCATGGCATTACCACAAATTGATGTGCAAACATTTAAACTGAATGTTAGCTCTTTACAAAAAGAGTTTAAGTTCAGACCATTCCTCGTAAAGGAGGAAAAGCTACTTGTTATGGCGAATGAGTCTTCCGATTCAAAGGATGTTCTTTCAACAGCCCAACAAATTATTACAAACTGTTCCTTTGGGAAAGTTGATGGTGATAAACTACCATTGTTTGACGTTCAGAAAGTATTTTTACAGCTTCGTTCTCAATCTGTTGGGAGCATTATTACATTAAATGTTAATTGCGGGGAATGTGACGCTGAAATTGAAGCCGAGTTAGACCTTGACGATGTTGAGGTGAAAAGATTAGATGAACACAAAGAAACATTTAATATCACTGATAATATTGCGATTGAAATGAAATATCCAAGAGTTGATGAGGTTCATGACCTAATTCATGCTACTGAAGAAATGGATATTTACATTGTTGCTGCAAATAACATAAAAACAATTTATACAGAGGATGAAGTTATTGATTTTCAATCAAGCCCTCCAGATGAAAGAGTGCAGTGGATCGAAAACCTTACTCCTGATCAGTTCAAAAACATCAAAGAGTTTTTTGAGACTATGCCCCAACTATATCATACAATAGAATTTAAATGTAGAGAATGCAAGAAGGACAATTACTTAAATATTGATGGTTACGAAAATTTTTTCGTCTAACTCTCTCTCATGAATCGCTCATGAACCTGTTTAAAACAAACTTTTTAATGATGCAGGAATATGGGTATTCGTTGACCGAACTAGAAAAGATGGTTCCATGGGAGAGAGAAGTTTATGTTAGTATGTTGTTAGAACACTTAAAAAAGAAAACAGAAGCAGCTAAAAAGAGATAAGATATGGCTTTACCACTACTATCATTAGGAGCAAGATTGGCTGGCTCGCAAGCCCTCAGAGCTGGAGGAACACAAGCAGTTCGAGGCGGTGCAGCAAGAACGGCGGCGGCTGGAACAACTGGGGCTGCAGGAGGAACTGTAGCAGGTCAAACAGCAAGCAGAGGAATGGGATTCAAAGATATTGTAAAAGAATCCACGAAAATAAAAAACAATGTTGTTTCTTTTAAAACTGGTAATTCATCAAAAGGCGGACAAGCTGCTGCAGCTGGAGTTGGTGGCGGTGTAGCTACAACCACTAGCTCAACTAACAGAGTTGCTGGGGATATCCAAGCTGCTACAGAACTCTCAATGGATGAGTTAGCAAAACAAACTAAGATACTCCAAGAAATTCAACAAAATACACAACAAACATCAACAAACACACAAGGTCTTGCTGTGATGGGATCTGGTGCTGCCGAACCACCACCATCAGAAGAAGAAATTAAAGGTAGATTCGGAAAGGCTGGAGCAGTCGCAGCAACAATAGGTAAGAAGGCTGACGAAAAAATACCTATGAGTCTGTCAGCTTTCTTGGGAGCTGTTTCTGGTATGGCATTGACGAACCCTGATAAGCCAGAAAATACAAGAGCTGCTGCTGAAGCAAACCTCACTTCTGGCGGCGGCAAAAGATTTGCAGCATTCGGAGAACTATTTGCCGATAGTGCTCAGGCTGGAGCAAGTAAAGAGGAAGTAGCTGCCAATAAAGGTAAACGAGATGCTATTGTTAAGAGAATAGAACGAGCTAATCTTGAGCCAGATAAACAAAAAACAGAAATCGAGAAACTTGACAGAGCTTTCGACAGAGGCAACGAAAAGGAAGTTCAAAAGATCGCTGAAAAATACAGAATGGCAGGGGATGAAGACACAGGCGCATATCAATTCAGAAAAAGTGCCGCTTTGTTTGATGTAGCAGAAGCAGAAAAGTTTGCTGCGAGTTTGGGCGAAGAAGGTGTATCAGACCTCGAAAGATTGAATCAATCTAGAAAGGCACTTGAAAATAATCCCGAACAACTCGCCAAAGAAGAAAAGGCATTTAGAGATAAACAGCTCGCTTTAAGAACTGAAAGCGAAAAGAGAATTTCAGAAGAGTTGTATAGTAAAGGATTTCTTGGAACTCAAACCGCTGCACAAAAGAAAGAAATGCAGTTAGAACAAGTAGAAGAAAAAGTTGCAGGTTCTTTTGGCAATGAAGGATTCTTTGGCGGTCTTTTTGAAGGGGCGAAAAGAATTGGTGGAGATATATTCGGTTATGAAACAGAACAAGAAACAGCTGAAAATGATATCAAAAATAAAATCGCAGCCAGAGAAGCTGAAATGCGTGAAAGTGGTGCAAGCGAGCGCGATATAATTAATATGCGCAAAGATATGTTAGCACAAATTGAAGATAAGTCTATGATGCTTCCTGAAGCAATTCCGACTAGACCAAATGCTGATACTCTTGGTAGTAATGCTCAGGAATCAAAACTACAAGAGCAAGCAGCGATGGCAGCTTCTATGAGTGCAGCTAATTCACGTGGAAATACAGGCGGAACTGCTGCCACTCCTGATAGTAAAGCTAATCAACCAGTTGATGCAACAGCAATTATTGCAGACCCAAGCACTAAAGATTCTGTAGGAAATATGCTCAAACGACTTAACGACATGCGTTCAATGAGTGCAATGTAAAAAAGGGGAGACCGAAGTCCCCCCTTCCATCATCCATAGGAGAATGATTCTTAGTCTTCTTCTGCCAACTTGGCAAAGTATGACAACGTATCATCATCGTCATCATCGCTTGACACTACTGAGACAGGTTTCGCTGTCTTAGCTTCCTGAACAAAGATCTGGTCTTCAACATCACCAGTTTGCTCAGCGACTTTCTCAGCAGTAGTTACTTTCGCACCACCAGCTAAAACCATATTCAGCTTCTGCTTCAACTCATCATAAGACTTGAAGTTGTCAGGACTAACAATCTCAGCTAGTGAGTGTTGCTTGCCCCAGATTGCTTCAATCTCTTCATCAGTTTCAGCAACAGGTGTAGGAGTTGATTCAAACTCAGACTTGTCATAGTTGCGATATCCATCGACTTGACGAGCCTTCAGCTTAAAGTTCACACCTTCCCAGAAATCAAAAGGATTTACTGGTGATTCATCTTCGAACTGAGGTTGCATAACATCCTTCAGTTTGTCAAAGATTTTCTTACCGAACTTGTAAAGCATCACCTGACCCTCGTTCTGAGGATTAGCTGAGTCTTTAACAACAAGAACATTAGCGTAGTATGACAAACGGCGTTTTTGCTTACGAGCAAGATCTTTGTTTGCTTCTACACCACTGTTCCACAGTTCACTGTTCAACTCGGAAACTGGATCCTGTTGGTTCAGCGTAGTAAGCGAGTTTTCAATATACCACTTACCAGTTGGACCTTGGAAACCATGATTGAACATGCGAACCCATGGGAGTTCCTCGCCTTTCGGTGCAGGCAAGAAACGCAAGACAGCGTAACCGTTACCAGCGGAATCTACTGAGAGTTTCCACTCGTTACCGTCATCTTTCTTGTAGTTTTGTTGGGGGGAGTCAATTTTTTCGACTTCTTTCATTAGATTATCGAAAGAGCCTCTTGCTTTGCGCAAGTCAGATAGTGAATTAAACGACATATTTTTTCTCCGTATAAGCGTTGTCTTCGTTGTATGTTTGTCCTGTATCAGCGGACGAGTTATTTATAAAAGTTTTCACCTACATACCTCATCTTGTCTGTTAGTTTAACAAACGGACGATACTTCCTGATAAGCATTGAGATATCTTTCAGGAAAATATCATCTTCTTCTTTATAGCTGAAATCGAACAATTTGTCAAGCAAAACTAACGATTCTATCGTAATTTTTTTGCCCAAGTAGAGTCGATATACCAGAGCATGATGCCCCTGTTCAGCTACAAATGGATTAGAGATAGATTGCTTTTCCATCTCTAATTTTATCAGTTCTACATCTTGGACGAACTGATAATCTCTCCTTGATTTGCGAGCCTTCCACTCTTTATAGATCTCTGATGACTGGGTATCAAACATTCCACCCCATTTATCACCTGAGACAAAGTTGGCTACAAGCAAATCAATGATTTCTTTCTTCTTATAATCTCGTGCGAGTTTCCGCATCGCAATAATATCTTTGCGCTTTAAAAATGCCTTTTCGCTTGCTTTCACTGCACCACGTGTTTTCGTGATGTCATATTTTTCTGTGGTAAAGTGAAGTTTCAAAGCGAGATATAACTTATAAACTTCAAATGGTTCCATTAGAACGGCAACTTACCAGACTTCTCACCTTTGATGAGATTTAAATCTTGCGCTTCAGCTTTAATTTTATCTTTCAGGGATGCTGTCAAAAGTTTTTTAACAGACTCAACTTCAATATTAGACTTAGAACAATATGCGACAATAGTGTCAATGAAACCAGCACCTGTCCGCGACGCTTCTTTTTCAATATGTTGTGAGAAATCGGCTGATGATTTAAATTGCTTGGTTACAAGATATTCGTCAGTTACTGTTGATGCATCAGTTGTAAAATCATTATCAATCACAACTTTAGGCATTATGATTTCTCCTTTTCCATTCCTTAATGTATCGAATAACATCGTGTGTCCTTTTTATATAGGGGTTTTTACAAATAGTATGTGCAGCCTCTCCAGGCTTATCAAATTCGTGAATATATGGATGATCAAACGCCTCAGCAATTTCCAGAATAGTGTATGGGTATGATGACCCGAAGTGTGCTTGTTTTGGTTTCTTTGGTGATGTCAAAAGTTTCATTATACCATTTGTGACATCCTCAACATGAGTGAAGTCTCTGGATTTCAAACCAGTTCCAAAAACTTTTAAACTTTCGTCTTTCAAAACTTGATTTTTGAATGCTCTAATAATTGTGCTGTGTTCACCATAATCTGCTTCTCTTGGTCCATACACATTATAGAAATACATCATATGAAACTTGATACCCCAGTGTTTTTGGTAGAAGTGCAAAGTTTCTTCGCTCATAGCCTTACCGAAAGTATAAGGATTAGAATGTGGTTCGCTATAAAGCGCACTAGAAGATTGAGCAAAGAAAAGAGGGCAGTTATATGTCGCCGCCCATTCAGCTACATGAGTTGTTGGGGCAATATTATTCAAGATAGCATCAACAGGTTGCTCAAATGATAGACGAACTCTTGGTGTGTTTGCTAAATGAATGATTGCATCGCATGGCGGAGGCATAAAGTTACAAACATCTTCAAAGATATAATCAACATTAGGCTGATGTGTAACAAACTTACCATTTCGTTGATCATCAACAACAGTAATCTGGTAACCTTGCATCGCAAGTTTTTCTACTAAGTGACCACCAATGAAGCCACATCCACCTGTAACAACAATATGCATTAGTTCTTCGGCTTATAAAATATATGGGCATCAATACGAGCAGTAACATTCATTGTTTCTGCCCAGTGAGGTTTAACATAATCAGCGTGATAGAAAAGTGCACCATCTGTTATATCTAGATCATTTTTGACAGTCATCTTGGCGACTTCATATATCTGCTTGTATTTTTTGATATTCTTAATTTCATCAGATTTACCATCGCAATACCAAGAGAACTGACAACGGTTTTTATATGGATATAGTTTTCTAGAAAATTTACTACGATAATGTGGACTCTCGTAAACTACCTCGCAAATTGTATCTGGGAAAGCATCCGACTTAACACGATTCATCGTGACATCAGCAACGGCGATCCAGCCTGCTGTTGATTCGTTTCTTGCTTCGTGATAGATATTTTGTGTCAAACAAGAGATCTGTGGATCGATTAAATTTTTACTGCCATCATCATTTTCTAATGTTGGGGTTGATGATAGAGATATTAAAACTGCTGTCATCGCATCAAGAAATTTCATAATAAACCTTTCATAATTAGTTGGGGACTTCTGTTGCTAGGCGTCCCCTGACCCCGAGTGGCTATGCTGCGAGAGCAAAACCCTCATCTGCGAAATTATCGTTTGCAGTTACGAGTTTCTTACGGTTTAGACCATTCGGACTAGGTCGCTTGCACACCTGTTCTCCACTTACCTACTAAGCACCAGTCGATCCTATACACCCCCATAAGAAACTTGTAATGGGATTGGTGGAGGTGGGGAGATTCGCACTCCCGTCCTGTCTACCTTTTAGTTCGTTTCATCGAACAATATTATTTATACTATATAAGTAAAAAAATGTCAAGAGTTATTTTCAGATTCCCAAATGTCTCTTGCTTTGAGTAGTAACGGAACAAAGTTATCGCGTTTTTCAACAAATATCTGTGGGTCATCACCCTCGACAGCAATCATGATTACGCTACGATTGATAGGAATACCAGTTCGCTCTTCATACATTATTGCATATGCTGCAGCCTGAGCAAAGTAGTTTTCAATCCACTCTTTTTTCTTTGGCTTTTTAGAGGTTTTGAAATCGATGATTGATAACTTACCATCAAACTCAGCAATACAGTCTACACGTCCAGCTAATCTTAGATGGTCGCTGTATAGAGCGATTTCTTGAGCATGAATATTATCGATTCTATTTAAGAGAGGTCTAAATTCATTCCAAATTTCAAGGTCTAATAATGAGAGTTTACTTGTATCGATCTCTTCATTATCGAGAACTTTCTCACACAATAGGTGAATCTTAGTTCCTCGAGTAGCAGCTTGACCGCTAATCTTATTTGCCTCTTCGTTACCAACACGGTTTCTCCATTCTTTAATAGAGTCGCGTGACAGAACGCCAAGAACAGTTGTAACGGAAGGATATGCTGCCCCAGTTTCGGTGTAGTATTTTCTACCTACTCCTGGGACAGTCTTATCTTGGGCGAAGTCGTTTAGTTGTTTCACATGATTGAACATAACATAATATAACCTATTTTATTTGAGAAGTCAAGAGTATTGTTGTTCGTATTTTTCTCTTGCTATTATATATTCCTTGACGAGTTCGCTTCTAACGATATCTTCTGGTGTAAACTCAAAAATTTTAAATGAAGGCATCATTTCAGCAATCACCATAAACTTTTGTAGACCAGATTTATCAGTAGATTTTGTATAGAGGTCTGACTGTCTAAAGTCTCCAGCAAATATAATTTTACTGCGTTGACCAATACGTGTCATAATTGAGTTGAGTTCCATGTCATTCATATTTTGACATTCATCAACAATAATGATTGCATCGTCAAGCGTAATACCTCGAACAAATGAAGTGATCATCCAATCAATCTTCTTTGCTTCTTGTAGGCGTTCAAATGCTTGCTGTTTATCGGGGAATAATTCTTGGCACATATCTATGTATGGGCGCATAAACACTTCAGTCTTTTCCATCTCATTGCCAGGAAGATGGCCAATATCGCGGGATGCAACTGCGGAACGGCATACTACGACTTTATTGAAGTTATTAGATTTTTCGAGGATTTCCTCGATTGCTTTGTAGAGGGCAATGAAAGTTTTTCCAGTTCCTGCTGACCCATGAAGAAGGATCGCGGAAGAGGAATTATAGGCATCAAAAAATGCCTTTTGGGTGGGTGTTAATGGATCAAAAACATCTAAGTCGTTGAGCCGTGGGATTAGTCTATTGTTTCCTTTTTTATTGTTGGTTTCATCGTCTTGAATTAGTTGAAGATTGGTTTTTCTTCTGGACATGTATAGACCTTATGTTAGAGTTGAAGATATATTACGCAGAACCTCCCTTTATGGAAGATGTCACTTCACTCACATTTTTCATAATGTAATAGATGATACTCTTCGCATCTGGCGAGAGTAAATAGCTTTTATAGGCTTCCTTCATGCAGGTCAGCGTATATGCTGGATCTGCAAACCTAAGATCTTCTTTTGTGTGAATTGTTTCTTTGTTGCCGAAGATATTAAGGCAGAATAGAACCATATCTACCTCCTCCTCAGAATAAAGGTTAATAGAAACCCCAAGAGAAGTTGTTCTCTTAAAGTTTTTCGGAAATGCTAATATCTCAGCTGTCATATTTTATTTATCTATGACACAACCTTCACGCCATATCTTTTCTCGAACCGTTTAGCGTCTTGCAGGCTGTTTACCATTGGTTCTCCCTTGATATTCAGAGAGGTATTTAAGAGCATCGGTGTTCCTGTATGCTTATTATATTGAGTCAACAACCTCCATAATCCAGGATGTTGCTCTTTTGTAACAGTCTGAACTCGGCTGGTTCCATCTGCATGAACAATTGCTGGATACTGATCAGGGTTTTTTGCTTTCACAATATATTGCATGTATGGACTTTCAAACCCACGATTCACATCGAAATACTTATGAACTTCTGATTTAAGAATAACAGGAGCAAATGGTCTAAACTCTTGACGCTTTTTAATTTTATTGACAACATCTTTCATTTCCTGACCAGTTGGATCGGCGAGCAGA